GCCCGCTCCCCCACCCAACCACCCGAGCGCGCCGGCGCCTTGGCAGCAACGGAGGGACAGCCGATGACCGTCGAGCTGCAGCCGGTCACCGACCTGGAGGCGCTGGACTACCTGGAGCGTCGCGGGGCGCGTCAGGTGCCGACGTTCGACTGGCGGGACATGTGGCAGGACGAGCATGCCGCCGCTTTCACCGTCGCCAAGTCCACCGGCTTCGGCATCCTCGGCGACGTCTACGGCGCGGTCGAGGAGGCGCTTGCCGACGGGCAGACTTTCGAGCAGTTCCGCGACGGCCTGGAGCCGCTGCTGCGGGCGGAGGGCTGGTGGGGGCGCGAGACGGCGATCGACCCCGCGACCGGCGAGCTTCGCGAGGTGCAGCTCGGCTCGCCGCGTCGGCTGCGGATCATCTACGACACCAACATCCGCATGGCCCATGCCGCCGGCAAGTGGCAGCGCATCGCGCGCGTCGCCGACCGGATGCCCTGGCTGCGCTATGTCGCGGTGCAGGACAGCCGGACCCGGCCCGAGCACATGGCCTGGCACGGCACCGTGCTGCGCTGGGACCACCCGTTCTGGCAGACGCACTATCCACCCAACGGCTGGCGCTGCCGCTGCATGGTGCAGCAGCTCGGCGACCGGGACCTGGCGCGCTATGGCCGCACGCCGAGCGACGGGCCGCCGGCCGGCGCCGGCGAGACCCGGCCCTGGACCAACAAGCGCACCGGGGAAACGATCGACGTGCCCGTGGGGATCGACCCCGGCTTCGGCTACAATGTGGGCGCGGCCACCTCACGCGCGGCCGAAGCGTTGCGTGTCGCCGGGGAGAAGGCGGCTGCGCTGCCGAGCCCGCTGGACGCCGCCGCGCTGGCCGCCCTGCGGGAGCTGTTGCGGGAGGCTCCGGACGCTGAGTAGACGGCGAGCGCCATAGCGGCCCCAGGATTTGGTCTGCCGGTGCACCCCGCCGGATGTACCGCCGAAGGGGACTCGGCGACACAGACCCCTCTTAATGGCTCTTAAAACCCTCTTAAAATTCGATCGAGGAGAACCGGCCCATGTCCACCCTTCGATCCGCGATGCTGGTGCTGGCCTTGTCCTTCGCGACCGCGGCGCCGGCGGCCCTCGCCCAGGACGCCTGCTACGCCTGGCCGCTGCGCACCGTCGGCGGCAGCGTCGCCTATGACGGCGACACGATCTACGTCGAGATGCCGGGCCTGCCGCCCGAGTTGGCGCACATGTCGGTGCGGGTGCTCGGCATCGACGCGCCGGAGCGGGGCGGCCGCGCCGGATGCGCCGGCGAGCGGTCGCTCGGGCTGCAGGCGCGCTCGCGCATGATCGCGCTGTTGGCAGGCGCCGAGGCGGTGGCGTTCTGCAACATCTCCTGGGACAAGTATGGCGGCAGGATCGACGCCGACGTCTTCGCCGACGGGCTCCATATCGCCACCGTGCTGGTCGGCGAGGGGCTGGCCCGATGGTACGACGGCGGGGAACGCCAGCCGTGGTGCGCCGACGGCGTGCTGATCGGCGAGTAGGCTCCCTCCCGAGTGCGTTGAGCCCCCGGAACCAGTCCGGGGGCTCAGGGGGAAAAGGCCGCGCGGCGCGCCCTTTTTTCCCCCTGAGATTTCGCAGGCTCAAATCGGGTGGCGTGGGCGCGTAGCTTGCGGCCCGAGATGACGAAGCCGACCACGACCATTGCTCTCGCTGCGGCCGGGCTACCGCCCGGGGCCGAGATCCGCGCGTTGCATGCGCTGGCGCTTCCGGCCGAGCCGCCGGATGCGATCCAGCTGCTGCCCGCCGGCACGTTCGCCGGCGTCGACGGGCGTGGCCCCTACCGGGTCGCCGACGCGGCTGCGGTGGTGGCGGACAGCCTGGCGGCAGCGCCCGGCGGGCGGCTGGCGATCGACTACGACCACGCGATCGACCTGGCCGCGCCCGAGGGCCGGCCGGCGCCGGCGGCGGGCTGGGTCACCGGCCTGGAGATCCGCGACGGCGCAATCTGGGGCCGGGTCGAGTGGACCGAGGATGGCGCCAGGGCCGTCCGCGCCAGGCACTACAGCTTCATCTCTCCTGTCTTCACCCACGGCAAGGCCGACGGCGTGGTGGCGCGCGTGCTGCGCGCCAGCCTGACCAACGCGCCGAACCTGCAGCTCGCCGCGCTGCATCACTCCCAAACCGAGGAAGCCGACATGGACAAGGATCTGGTCACGGTCCGCCAGGCGCTGGGCCTGAAGGACGATGCCGACGCGCCCGCGATCGTGGCGCACACCAAGACGCTGGCGGCGGCCAACGCCGCCCTGACCACGGCGCTGGCCACCGTGCGCAAGGCGCTGGGCGCGGCCGAGGACGCCGACGGCGCGGTGCTGGCGGCGCAGGTCGCGCGGCTGAAGGCGGACGGCGAGGCCAAGGGCACGTCGAACGAGGCGCTGCGCACCGAGTTGGCCAGCCTGCGCGGGACCGTCGACGGGCTGGGCGACGCCGAGCGCGGCCGCGCGCTCGACGCGCTGCAGGCGCAGGGCAAGTTGACCCCGGCCGAGCGCGAGCACTTCGCCAAGATCCAGAAGTCCGACCCGGAGACCTTCCAGGCGCTGATGACGGCGCGGGTTGCGGTGGTGACGCCCGGCGCGGGCAAGGCCGCCAGTGGCCAGGTCGAGCGTGGCGCGCGGGCGATGGACGACGACGCCAAGAAGGTTTGCCAGCTGATGGGCGTCGATCCGAAGAAGTTCGAGGAGACGCTGAAAGAGGACGGCCAGGCGCAGGCGGCCTGAACGGGTTGATTTTCTGCGCGGCGCCGGCCCGCTCCCCCGCCCAACCGCCCCAATGGTCACCCTGAAGGGCGGTTGGGCGGGGGAGCGGGCCGGAACCGAGGCGACCAAGGAGACAGACAGATGACGGCACTTTCGGCGGACCGCAACACGGCGCAGCGGGAGATCACGCGGCGGCAGTTCAGCGCCCTGGCGGCGACCAAGTACTTCGGCGGCGCGCTGGCGATGCTCGACAGCGCCGGCCGGGTGCGCAAGGGCGCGACGGCGACCGGCATGCGTGGCATCGGCCGGGTCGCGGCCTATGTCGACAACACCAACGGCGCCAACGACGCGGTGACCGTCGACGTCGACGCCGGCATCTTTCGGTTTGCCAACTCGGCGAGCGGCGACCTGATCGCCAAGGCCAACATCGGCTCGAACGCCTACATCGTCGATGACGCCACGGTGGCCAAGACCGATGGTTCCGGCACGCGGTCGATCGCCGGCCAGATCGTCGACGTCGACGCCCAGGGCGTGTGGGTGCAGATGGGCTATGCGGAGGGGCCGGTCTCCGGCGCGCTCGCCGCGGCCAGCAACCTCAGCGACCTGGCCAGTGCCGCGACCGCGCGCACCCAGCTCGGCGTCTATGAGGCGATGGGTACGGCGGCCTTCGTGATCGGCGCCGACGCCGGCACCACGATCAACGTGGCCATCCAGCTGAAGGATTCGGCTGGCGCCGACCTGGCGGTGCGCGGCTCGGTGTTCGCCTACCTCAGCGACGACGCAAACGGCGATTCCATCGCCGGCACCGCGCCGTCGAGCGGCTGGGCGATCGGCACCGACGGCCTGCTGATCCCGCTGGTCGCCGGCAAGGCGGCGCAGCTGGTCAGCGAGGCCGACGGCGACATCGACATCACCATCACCGAGGCCGGCTCCGACACCTGGTACCTGATCCTGGGGATGCCCGACGGGCGCCTGGTCGCCAGCGGGGCCATCACCTTCAGCGCCTGATAGCCCGCCTTCGCCCCCGTTCGCGGAACGGGGGCTTCGGCGCGGCGGGCCCCTGGGAGAGCAACCGGGGCGCTACGCCGCCGAGAGAGTAGGAGAACCGAGACGATGCTCGTCAACCGCGCCAACCTCGACCTGGTGTTCACCGGGTTCAAGACCGCCTTCCGGGGCGGCGTCGAGTCCGCCCAGGCGGCCAGCCAGTACGGCATGATCGCGACCACCGTGCCGTCGACCACGCTGAAGGAGCAGTACAAGTGGCTGGGCATGATCGCCGGGCTGCGGCGCTGGGTCGGCGATCGCGTGGTCAACAGCCTGGCCACCCATGGCTACGAGATCGAGAACCTCGACTACGAAGACACGATCGCCGTCGACAAGAACGACATCGAGGACGACAGCTTCGGTGTCTTCGCGCCGATGTTCACCATGATGGGTGTGGCGGTCTCCGCCCATCCCGATGAGCTGGTCTGGGCGCAGCTGGCGGCTGGCTTCGCCACTGCCTGCTATGACGGGCAGTACTTCTTCGACACCGACCACCCTGTGCTCGACGCCGCCGGCACGCCGGCCAGCGTCGCCAACACCGACGGAGGCTCCGGCGCGGCCTGGTACCTGATCGACAGCAAGAAGCCGCTCAAGCCGATCATCTTCCAGGACCGCAAGGCGCCCGACTTCGTCGCCATGGACCAGGCGAACGACGAGCAGGTGTTCAACACCCGCGAGTTCCGCTACGGCGTCCATGCCCGGCGCAACGTCGGCTATGGCTTCTGGCAGACCTCCTGGGGCTCCAAGCAGACCCTGAACAAGGCCAACTACCGGATCGCGCGCGAGGCGATGATGGCGATGAAGGGCGACTACAGCCGGCCCCTCGGCGTCATGCCGGACACGCTGGTGGTGCCGCCGGGCCTGGAAGGCGAGGGCCTGGAGATCGTCAACGCCGAGCGCGACGCTGCGGGTGCGACCAACGTCTACAAGGGCACCGCCAAGCTCGTCGTCGTGCCCTGGCTGGCCTAGCCGGCTTGTTTTTCGTGCCGGCGGCGCCGGCCCGCTCCCCCACCCAACCGCCCCAAGGGAGCGGGCGCGAACCGCCCAAACTGAGGAGAAGGCCCGATGGCCAAGATTCTACGCATCACCGCCCGGCCGGAGAAGGGTTTCCGCCGGTGCGGCATCGACCACCCGCCCTCGCCGGTCGACCACGACGCCCGGCGCTTCAACGCCGAGGCGATCGAGAAGCTGAAGGCCGAGCCGAACCTGGTCGTCCAGGAGATCGACGCGCCCGAGCCGAAGGCGGCCGAACCGAAGGGCGACGGCAAGTCAAACGGCGAGGGAGGCGACGGTGGCGCGGAGCCGAAGCCGCCGGCTGAAGCTCCGGCTGCACCGACGCCGCAGGGCAAGGGCAAGAGCTAGACGAGAGTCCGGGAGGGCGGCGCCACCAGGCGCATTCGCGGCGGCGGAGAAGGATGGCCGGGTAGGCGAGAGCCTTGAGGCCCGCCCATCGCCCAGGCCGGCCCGCCGGCCGGCCTGGTTCAATTTCAGGGAGCGCACAATGACCGTGACCGTGGGCCGTACCGTTCACTACCACGCCGCCGCCGACGAGCGGGCCAACGGGGCCGCCGTGCACCCGGCAATCGTCACCAGGGTCTGGTCCGACCGTTGCGTCAACCTGACCGTGTTCTTCGACAACAGCCCGCCGGCGCCGCGCAGCTCGGTCGAGATGGCCGACCAGCAGAATGTCGATCGCCGCTGGTCCTGGCCGCCGCGCACCGAGCCCGTGGACCCGGCGAAGTTCATGATCGGCGGCGCCGACCCGGCGCCGGCCGGTTGACACCCGCCAACCGGCACTGACACCCGATGACCTACGCCACCCAGGCGACGATGACAGAGCGGTTCGGCAGCCAGCGGCTGATCGAGCTGACCGATCGCGCCGGCGCGCTGGACGCGATCGACACGGACGTGCTCGGCCGGGCGCTGGCGTTCGCGGACGCCATGATCGACGGCTATGTCGGCGTGAAATACGCGGTGCCGGTGGACCCGGCGCCGGCGGTCCTGGTCGGCGTCGCCGAGGACATCGCCTACTACAAGCTGCACGTCGAGGCGGCACCGGAGGGCGTGAGCGACGCCTACAAGGCCGCTGAGCGGTTCCTCAAGGCCGTCTCGGTGGGCCAGGCCGTGCTGACCGGCGCCACCGGCGCGGCGTCGGCGGCCACCGACGACGGCGTGCGGATCTCCGGACCCGAGCGGACCTTCTCCCGCGACACGCTGTCGGGGTTCTGAGCATGGCCTCCGTCCATATCCGCATCGACGACGACCTGGTGCGCCGGGCCCTGGCCGGGCTGCGCGCGGCCGCCGGCGACCTGTACCCGGCGATGGACCAGATCGGCGCTGCCCTGACCGCCAGCACCCAGGCGCGATTCGAGCGCGGGCGCGGGCCGGATGGCAACCCCTGGCCGCAGTCGCTGCGGGCGCGGCTGCAGGGCGGGCAGACCCTGGTGGACAAGGCGCACCTGGTGCAGTCGATCACCCACCAGGCCACCGGCCAGGGCGTCGACGTCGGCACCAACCTGATCTACGCCGGCATTCACCAGTTCGGCGGCACCATCAAGGCGAAGGGCGGCGGCAAGCTGCGGTTCAAGCTGGCCGGCGGCGGCTTCGCCACGGTCGCGTCGGTAACGATGCCGGCGCGGCCCTTCCTCGGCATCGATGACGACGACGAGCGCGCGATCGGCGCGATCCTCGCCGACCACCTGCGCGCCGCCGCGCCCGGCAGCATCGAGGGCGCGCCATGACCGCGCTGGTCGACCAGGTCGCGGCCCGCGTGACCGCCCAGGTCCCGGCGCTGCTGTCCGTCGGCTCTGCCGCGACCCTGGCGGCGCTGATCCAGCAGAACGTGCTGCCGCAGCGCACGCCGGCGGCCTTCACCCTGCCGTCCGGCTTCGACGCCGCGCCCAACGCGCTCGTCTCCGGCGGCCACCGCCAGGACGTGAGCGACACCGTGGGTGTGCTGCTGGTCTACCGCATCGCCGGCGACGCCAAGGGCGACAAGGCCCTGACCGCGCTGTCGACGATCATCGCCGCCGTGATCGCGGCCGTCGCCGGCTGGGAGCCGGAGGCGCCGGACGGCGGCGAGGCCGGCTCGGCCGAGGCATTCGACCTGGTCCGCGGCCGGCTGGTCGACATGGCCGCCGGCGCCGTCTTCTACCAGCTCGACTTCCGCGCGCGCTGGCTGTTCAGAGGGAGCTGAAGCTATGCCCAAGTTCTGGCGCAAGAAGGTCATCCTGTTCAAGCTGGAGTCCAGCTACGGCGTCGATCCGACGCCGACGGGCTCGGCCAACGCGGTGCAGGCAACCCAGGTCAGCCTGACGCCGATGGACGGCAACGACCTTGACCGGGGCCTGGACTTCGCCTGGCTCGGCCGCTCCGAGACCATCCCCGACCAGCTGACCGTGCAACTGGATTTCCGGGTCGAGCTGGCCGGGTCCGGGTCCGGCGGCACGGCGCCGGCCTGGGGGCCGTTGATCAAGGCCTGCCGCTTCGCCGAGACGGTGAAGGCGTCGACCGGCGCCAACACCATCGCCGCCTCGCCGCCGGTCGACGTGGGAACGCCGGAAGGCGGCTTCACCTACGCCGTCGGCGACCCGTATGTGGGCAACCACGGCCGCCTGGTCACCCTGGCATGCACCACCGGCGGCGCGTCGGCGACGGCGGAGTTCACCGTCTCGGCGCCGGCGGACGGCAGCGTCGCCGCCTACAGCCAGACCGGCGTGGTGATGACGGACAGCGGATCGTTCGCGCTGGGCGGCGGGGCGACGATCACGCCGACGGTCACCGGCAGCTTCACCATCGCCGACACCTTCACCATCGCGCTGGAGCCGGCGCGGGTGGAGTACGCGCCCAACTCGACCGAGGCGCACGCCTCGGCGACGATGTACATCAATGTCGACGGCACTCTGTTCAAGGCCCTGGGCGCGCGCGGCAACGTCCAGGTCATGATCGAGCGCGGCATCCCGTACCTGCACTTCGT